GTTCAGCTCTTTCGGAAATCTTTTTTAAAAAATAAAGGAGGAAAATAAAATGAAAAAATACGACAAAGGCACGGTGATTAGAACCGTGCTTCTTTTTGTTGCGTTACTCAATCAAATTTTAGTGGCTTGCAATCAAGTTCCGTTACCTCTAACGGAAGATCAAATAGAAGGCACATATACAGTAATTTCTACACTTGTAACGTCTGTACTTGCGGCGTGGGCTTGGTTTAAAAACAATTACGTTACTAAAAAGGGGCAAGCTCAAAAAGTTGTTTTAAAACGTGAAGGATTAAAAAAATAGTCACTCTTTATGAGTGGCTTTTTTAATTAAAAGGGAGGAATTAAGATGCAAAAGAGAAGTCCGAAAAATGTAAAGGTTATTGATGTATCACACCACAACGGAAAAATTAACTGGACAAAAGTAGCGATGGATGGCGTAAAAGGCGTATATATTAAGTTGACAGAAGGAACAAGCTTTCTGAGCAAAACAGCGTATTCTAATTATTTAGGCGCTAAAAATGCAGGGTTACGCGTTGGTTTTTATCATTATGCGCATGCAAACAATGATCCAATTGAAGAAGTGAATTTCTTTTTAAAGAAACTAGGTAACATGAAAGTTGACTTACCGCATTGTTTGGACCTGGAAGAAAACAAAGGTAAATCTAAATCACAAGTTAATGCATTTGCTCTTAAATGGATGGACTATTTGCAGAAGAAAACAGGAATTACACCTATCCTTTACACGGGCTACTCTTTTATGAACAACTTTACAAGCGCTATGGCAAAATATCCGTTGTGGGTGGCGCGTTATGCGGGAGGTTCAAAACGTGTGCAAGGTTTTGATGCTCCTGGTTCTTCTACAATATGGAGAACGTGGGCCATGTTCCAATATACTGATTCAGGGAAAGTTAAAGGTATTTCCGGAAATGTAGATATCAATGAAATGGATCTTGATTTTTTCAAATCAATTGATTCAGGTGTTGTTGTCATTGGGGATGCAAACCCGCCAAGCTCATATAGAAAAGGTGATTCAGGTTTAGGTGTGAAGGAGCTGCAGCAAAAGATCATGAAATTAGGCTACACNCTTCCTAAATACGGCGATGATGGTTCATNTGGNGATGAAATGGTTTCTGCAGTAAAAGCNTTTCAAAAAGCAAACGGTTTGCTTGATGATGGTATTGTTGGNGAAAAGACACTTGCNAAAATTGATGATCTAATCAAAGAGCTTAACAAGCCAAAAGAAGAGGATCTACCAAAAGTAACATCTTTAGGTGATAAATATTCATTCCAGGTGAAGACAAAAGTAGCTGCAGGTGTTTATAAATACTCAAATTTAGCTGAGAAGCAGAAAGTAATTGCTGCAGATACAATTTTTTCTGTATACGGATATACAGAAAACGTTAAAGCGTGGGCCGTTCCTGGTGGGTTTGTAATGGCTAATCAGGTTGAACCGCTACCTGTAACATTAACTACAGGCGGTTTGAGCAAGGAAATGGAAGCTGAATTTCGTGCTTTCTTAAAAGGTGAAGGGATTGACAGTGAGCTAAACGTTCATGCTAAAGGAAATCCAAGTGCTGAAATTACAGTTAGTGGTTTACAACTTGTAAAAGTGCGCCAATTCCTTGATCTGAAAGGATGGTACTATAAATAACAAAAAAGCCTCCTACTTTGAATAGTAGGGGGCCTTTTTTTGTTAGTTAGTTACTAACTGTTTACTTCTTTTTACTTCAAAATCAAAACGACTTTTAATCATTGAATTGATTTGTCTATTGCTATTTTTAAATTGCAAATGAGTTTTGATGAAATCAAAATCATAAGAATCAAGCAGCTCAATAAAAGCTGTATTTACAAAAGATGAATTAACACCTGAAACATCTTTAAAAGCAACAGACACAACATTCCCTTTTGCAAATTCTTTCTTGATTAAATTCAAAATGATTTGGCCGTCATTGTTGGAGTAACATTGGTTAATGTGATCAAGAACATTGATATTTACATTTACCATGTGTAAGTTTCCTCCTCTTCAATTGGAATATATTCGATATTGTCTACCTTCAACACAATCTCGATAAGGGTTCCAGGGTAAAAACTGCTAGAAACCTGGTCTATGAATGTAGGAACATTATTAACATTCATACAACTTAATATACCATTGTTTGAATGTATGTAAACACATCCTTGATTATGTTCCACAACGTTTTTAACCAATGTGTGTAAACCAACACCGCGGTTTCTAGGGGTTGATTGAGTAGAAAAACCTTCTTGGATTGCATTAAGCAAAGCTTCTGCATCACTGAATGTAGGGTGTTGTGATTTCACATTGTGAGGGATGCCAACACCGAAATCTGATATAGATATTTTAACTTCATTATTTCTAGGATAATACTGAGAAAAAATACATCCAGTATCTTCTTTAGCGTGATCTTTAATGTTATTGAATAGTTCCTCTAAGCAAATTTTAAAATCAATAATAGATTCAGTAGTCATATCTAATGTATTGGTTAACCAACTAACAAAATCATTATTCAACCACTGAAAACTTCTTTCATACGTTACCTTTTCCAATGGCATAGTTGTGTCACGAACACAAGCAAGTGGATTGATTTTCTGACCTAAATAGCGCTTAAAAAAGCCTGAGTCATCCAGGAAGGTTATAGGATGGTTACGGCCTGTTGCTTGAGAGGGATAACTTAATGTAACACGTGTTTGTCGCTTGATTAGCCATTCAAATAAATTACTAAGGATTGTGATGCCTGTTGGTTCAATGAAAGACAATTGGTTAAAATCAAACGTTATATGTGATGCTTTAGGGTTTAAATCCCTATCAATTACATTATCAAGTAGTGGATACATAGTTTGTCTTGAAAATTGATATGGAACCATTACAACAAGCGGTTCTGACATTACAGTTCTCCCCTTATGAAGCAAAATCCTGTATGTCTAGACTAAGAAGTTTTAAATTATGGATTTATTTTCTAGTTTTTATATTCTATTATAAGCCTTTTGTCCTCATATTCAATTACTTTGTCTTGTTATGTAAGAAAATAGTTGCGATATGTAACAAGTATTCCTTTATCCGATTGGTAAAAAATGCTCTCTTTTAGTTAAAAACTTTTCATCTGTCTATAATGGTATTATAGATAAGAATGTGAGGGGTTCATAATGGAAAAATCAGAAGACATATACGCAAATATTGATCTAACAAAAACTTATGAATATAGTGAAATGCCAGATAAAAAAAGCGGTAGATGTGACAATTGCAACGGTGTTAAATTCAAAAGTAGTGTAGGCGGCGGCAAGTTCTTGAGAGAATGCATAAATTGTGGAATGAAAAAGAATATTTGAAGAAAGCCCACTGTTAAACAATAGACAGTGGGCTTTTTTATTTTATTCTGTTACTTCTCCATCGCCGCCTTCACCAGCTGTTCCTTCCGGATACTTATAGCTGTACGCGAAAAATTCATAGTGATCCGGTTGCGTTACTGTATTGAAATTCAAAAATGGTGATTGAGCTTCAAATGGAAGCTTTTGACCAGGGTTCACTGTATCTTGTACTTGACCGTATGCTGTAGTAATTAGCTTGTCGTTTTTATCATAGATAGCTACGCCAACGCTTACATCATCAGCGGGTGTTTTAGTTGTATTTTTTACCTGACCGGTTAGAGATATAAAAGTGTTATCTTCATTTACATCAAGAACTTCACCGGAAACTGGAAGTTCTGTTGCACGTTCCGCTGTAATATCAGGTGTTACAGCTAATTCAACCTTATCAACTTCATCAGTAGGGTTAATATCTGTTTCATTTATTATATAAGCTTTTTGACCAGGCTTTAAAACAGAAGGTGAAGCAAACGCTGTAGAATCAACTGTAGAACCGATAACAGTACCATCTTTATTAAGATAAGTGACATTAATTTCAGAAACATCTACAATTTCCTTGCTATCATTTTGGATGATTGCAGAATAATTAACCTTCTTTTCTCCATCGCTTTCATATGTGTGGAATACTTCATCTTTATTTGTAATCTTGAGATTTTCAGGCTTTACTTCTTCTTTTTGATCTACGTGTTGTTCATTAGTTGTTGTCGGTTTAGTTGTTGTTTCTTTTTCAGGATCATTTGAACAACCAGCAAGCGCCAAACCACATGATAATAACGTTACACCAAATATTTTTTTCATCACATTATCCCCTTTGAATGAAAATTTCTATTTATTTAATATCCCCTGTATAGATTCAAGCTTAGATTTCAATGATTTAATTTCATTTTCAAGTTCTTCATTTTTCTTTGCTAGTTCTTGAACGATAGAATTAGATAGTTCTTCATCTTTATAAATAACCTTGTGTCCGTTCTCCATATCTCTTTGAATCAATCGTTTCATATAAGTGGAGAAATACTTAGGTTTCAAAGCAAAGTCATATAATTGTTTTTCCATTGGATCAGCAACATTAAAAGCAACTGATTTAACCCTTTTATCTTGCGGTAATTGTTCTTCCATCTGTATCCACTCCCTATATATTTAAGGAAACATATGTTATAATCCCCTTGTACATCTATGGTGTGCGTTCGTTTTTTGCTATTGAGCATTCCGTTTGCTGTTCGGGATGCTCTTTTAATTTTGTTCAACCTTCTCAAAATCAGGCAAATACACAGGTACGAGCATTTCTTCAACATGTATATAATTTTCATCGCCTGAATCATCTTTACTCACATAGGTAAAAACCTTTCCGTCTCTAATTCTTCTTAACTTATCACCTTTCTGCAGAAGAAGGGTTTCTTTGCTTTGGCTTTCTTTTTCACCTTTATCTAACCAATCATATCGCCTGATTAATTCTCTTATTCCATCCATTCCATTTTGCAGGCGTTCGTTTTCTAATTGAAGAGATTGAATTTCAGCCAACAGCAACCATGCTTGATCGCGTGATAAACTGACTTCACCTGTTTCATGAACAGCTTCTTCAAACTGCTTAATAACACTTTTGAGTTTTTCACCAGGTTTAAGCTCTACTTCGAATTTAATTTCTTCGTTCAGAAGAATAATTTCATTTGGCGCAATGCAATTGTAATGGTATCCATCATCGCCTTGAATATCATAAGTTCCAAGTGTCTTACTATACTTAACGATTTTACCAACAGGTTTTCCATAACCTTTAATGATTTGAACACGTTGACCGTATTTGAACGCCTGAGTCATGTCTATTCCTCCTTTTCTTCAGTGTATTGCCATAATTCATCAACAGTACAATCAAGAAGTTTTGCAAGTCTAAAAGCTTTTTTTAACGTTGGTTCTGTTCTTCCTGTAGCCCAACCGCTAACTGTTTGCTTTGTTTCTCCTAACTTCTCAGCAATTTCAATCTGAGACATTTTTAATTGAGCAAAACGAACCTTTAACTTTGAATCCAATTTACCAACACTATCTTTTGGCATGGCAAACACTCCTAAAGTATCCATATATTCCTCCTTTCATTTTATTACCATATCCACATTAGAACAAGTATGCACTTATTAGTAATAAATATACCTTAATAAGTAATAAAAATATTTTAATTTTTTGGTATCAAGTACAAGCGGCAAGCAATATATTAGGATTACAAAGGTGAGACACACGAACGACAAACGCCACACGCCATTTTAAATTTCTTGTCCGTGTCAGACGCCTAACAGACAAAAGGAGGGCAACAGGATGATCTTAGGTATTGATAGCGGAAGTTCAGCGGTAAAGGTAGCAACGGAACAAGGGGTATCTTCTTTTCCTTCATGTTTAGGTGAATGGAGAGAAAGAAATTTATCTTCTACATTCGGAAAAGATGATATGGAATTTGAATA